GGCGGTCATGCCCGGGGCGATCGAGACCACCCGGGCCGACCGCGTCCATTGGCAGTACGACTACGCGATCATCGTGTTCGTCGGCCGCCACGCCCCGACCGAGGCCCTAGCCGACGACACGCTGGCCCTGGCCGAGGAGATGGTGGACGCGATCCGCCAGCACGACTGGGACGAGGCGGTAACCTGGCCAAGCGGCGTGACCAGCCCCATGGAGGTCGAGGTGACGCTGAACCCCGACGAGGGGCTCCAGGAGCGGAACGTTTGGCGGGCCGTGATCACGGCCACCTATCGCGTCCACCGGACGTAGGAGGCAGCCATGCGGACGACGGTCAAGGTGCGGGCCAAGATCAACACGGCCCACGTCAAGAAACGCTATCAGGCTGGGCGGAACAAGAGCCTGGACCGGATCGGCTCGTTCACGATGCAGTCGGCCAAAAAGCAGTTTTTGAACAAGCAGCCCAAGAAAAAGCCGGAGTGGCGACGGGTCGGTGAACAAAACGGAATCCCCGTGCTGGAGGTCACGTTTCGACCTCCGACCGCCGGCCGGGTCACCAGCTGGAAGACCGGGCGAGGCCGGGCGGCAAATGGGTTTTTGCGGGGCAGCGTTCGCTATGAGCGCGACGACCGCAAGGGCTCGGTGGTGATTGGGCCGGCTGAGCGCACGGTGTGGTTAAACAAGATCCAAGAGTTTGGCGGGAGCCGGGCGGTTTCGTACCGCTATCTGTCGCGGTCGCCGGTCGAAAAACTTAAAAGCGGCCATGCGATCCCGCAGGGCATGGGCCGCGGCAGCCGGCGGGGCGGCCGTGACAGTCGGGGACGGTTTTTAAAGGGCACCGGCGGCGAGGCCTACGTCGTCATGAGGAAGGACGCCCAGACCGGCAAGCGGAGCAAGGCCGGCGAGTTTGCGACCGGCCGCGGCAAGGTCAAGCCGGGCCGCTACATGGCCAAGGGTTTGGAGAAGGTCCGCCCCAAGATTCCCCAGGCCTTTCAGAACTTTATCTCTGGCCCGTGACACCAGACCCCCTGCGGGCCTGACCCCGGGCGGGGCTACCGTGAGCGAACAACCGCCCACGGGAGCACTGAACCACTATGTCAGTCACGCTCGGCAAAGACGTAACGATCACGGGCCTAAACAACGCCCGCACCGTCACCGTTAACAACTCCGCCGCGGAGGTCGACGTCACCAAGCTCGGTGACACCAGCCGCAAGTTCAAAAAGGCCATGATCGAGCAAACGCTCGAGGTGGAGTGCGTTGACGACCCGGGCGTGAACGTGGGCGACGTGTTCACACTGTCTGGTTCCAGCACCGGAAACGTCAAGTACGTCGTGACCAACGTGGCCGAGGCCGACCCCATCGACGGGATCAAGACGTTTACCGTCTCGGCCAGTCGCAACCATTCGCAGTCCTAATCAGGGAGACCCGCACGCATGGCCATTACGCTCGGGAAAGACGGTTCGGCCCCTCCGTTTGGAAGCCAGGTCATTTCGGCAACCTACACGGAAGAGGTCGAGGTCATTGACGTCACCAACCGCACCAACGCGGGCGGTTCGTCCGGGAACCCCGGCTACAGGGCCTACAGGTCAGGCCTGACCAGCAAGCTGTGGGAAATCGAGTGCCACAACGCCACCGGCCTGGTGACAGCGATCGCGACCAACACGCCGACAAGCAACTTCATCGTGATGAGCGTCACGGAAAACATCAGCATCGACGGAGCGGTGACCTACACCGTGACCGCCCGGGAGAGCTGACCCCGTGGCGATCACGCTGGGAAAGGACGCCACGGTTTCGGTCGGTTCGTCCGTAGTCGGCGTCCGCAACGTCACATTCAGCAGCTCGGCCCGGACGATCGACATTGAGGAATACGCGAGCCGGTTCGCTTCGGTCTACCAGACCGGGCGGGACGCCTCGCTGTCGATGGAGGTCAACGACGACGCTTCAATGTCTGGGCTGTTTGCCTCGCTCAACAACGGGACCGAGGTCACCGTTTCGGGCAGCCCCGGCGGCTGGTCGTTCCCGGCGGTGATCACGTCGATCAGTTCTAACGCCTCGATCGACGGCGTGGTGACGTTTCAGGTTGAGGCAAAGATCACCAGGAGCGGTCTACGATGAAAGAGTTTCGGGACGACCAGGGCCGGCCGTGGATGGTGGCGCTGACTGTCGCCTCCGCCGACCGTGTCCGAGGTCTTGTCACGATCGACGTCGACGAAGACGTCCAACAACCGGACGGCAGCGTCAAGCGGCAGTCGCGAGCGGTGCCATTCGATTTGATCGACGCCGGCACGATTGCCAAGACGTTGGAGGTGCTGCGAAACAACTACGGCAAGATTGGCGAAATCCTTTACGCCATCTGCCGTCAGCAAGCGGACGATCGCAACATTTCTCGCGAGCAGTTTCTGGACGGTCTGCGAGGGGACTCGCTTGAGGCCGGGCAAATCGCCTTGGAGTCGGAGCTGGTCGATTTTTTCCCGCCGGGCCTCCGCAAAATGGTCGCACTGATGGTCGCCAAAATCCACGAGATGGCGGACGAGGTGCTGGGCCAGGCGGAGGCCGAGCTGGCGAAGGCGACGGCGGCGGACCTGCTCGCACAATCTGGGACACGATCTGGGAGTGCGCTGGAATCCTCGGCGTTCATCCCGGCGAGTGGACATTCCGAAACCTCGTCATCGCCCGAAACGCCCGACTCGAGATGGACTGGTGGCACACCGCCAACCTCCTCGCCCAAACCGCCAACCTCCACCGGCCGAAGCACGCGCCGAGTGTCCAGCCAGCCCGCCTGAACCCGTTCGCGAAAACCAAGACGGCCGCTCGTCAGGCCACACCTGAAGAAATACAGCAACTGCTCGGCCCCAACTGGCATGAGGTAAAAACGTCATGAGCAGGGTAAGGGGCGGACAGGTCTACGTCGAAATCGGGGCGGATCCCCGCAAGCTGTTTCGGTCGCTGCAAGACCTGAACAAGCACGTCGGCAAGGTCGGGTCGCTGCTGCAGGGCCTCGGGACACGGATGACGGCGTTCGGGGCGGCCCTGACGGCGCCGCTGGCCTTGGCGACCCGGCAGTTCGCCCAGTTTGACGACGCGATTCGCCTGACAGGGGCCGTGAGCGGTGCGGCAGGAGCAGACCTGCAAAAGCTCAACGACCGAGCCAGGGAGCTGGGCGCGACTACATCGTTCACGGCGGTTCAAGTCGCCACGTTGATGGGCGAGCTGGGCCGCGCGGGTTTTAAGCCCGACGAGATCAACGCGATGACCGGCGCGGTCTTGAATCTCGCCCGGGCCACCGGAACCGACGCGACCCTGTCGGCCGGCATCATGGCGGCCACGCTCAGGCAGTTTGGCCTTGGCGCTGCGGATGCGACCCGCGCGGCGGATGTGCTGACCGAGACCGCCAACGCAACCTTCAACAGTGTGGAAAGCCTCGGCGAGGCCTTGAAGTACGCCGGCCCCGTGGCGTCTAGCCTTGGCATGTCGCTCGAGGACACGGCCGCCATCCTAGGCGTGCTTGGAAACGTCGGCATTCAGGGCAGCGAGGCGGGCACCGCCTTAAGGCGGCTGGCGGTGATCTCGGCAGGTGCAGGCGAAGAACTGCAGAAGATTTTCGGCGTCACCAACATGGACGCGGCCGGCAACCTGAAACCGTTGGTCGACATTCTGGACGAGATCAACACCGCCACGGCGAACATGGGCGTGGCCGAGCGGACAGCCAAGATGGCCGAAGCGTTCGGCCTGCTAGGTATCACGTCGGCAAATGTGCTTTCGCAGACGGCCGGCGGCGTCAGAGGGCTGGCGGACGACCTGCAGAACGCGGAAGGCGTAGCATCCCGCACGGCCAAGGAAATGGACGCCGGCCTAGGCGGATCGATGCGGATTTTGTTGTCAGCCGCCGAAGGTGCCAGCCTAGCCATCGGTGACGCATTGTCGCCGGCGCTGCAGGCCATGGCCGCGAGTGTCACCGCTGCGCTGGGCGGGATCACCGAGTTCATCAAACAGAATCAGGCCTTGATCGTGACGGTCGCCAAGACTATCGCAACCGTGCTGGCGGCCGGCGTGGCGTTGGCCGCGCTCGGCACGGCAGTCGCCGCAGTCACGGCCGCCATCGGCGTCGTGTTGTCTCCCATTGGTGCTGTGATCGCTGCGATTGGGCTGATCGCCGTCGCAGTCAACCAAGCTACCGGCGTGTTTGCGGTCTTGTCGGAAACGGTGTCCACCACGTTCGCTGGCATCTACGAGGCCATCGTCGACGGCGACCTGGCCGGTGCCATGGACATTCTGTGGGCTGGCGCACATGCCTCGCTGGTTCGCGGCCTGGCATCTCTGACGGAGGTGTTTGGCCCGTGGGTCACGTTCATCGAAAACACGTTCACGTTTTTGGCGGCCAACGTAATGACCATTTGGGATGGCATGTTGCAAGGCCTTGCGGCCGGTTGGGATGGGCTAGAGTCAGACCTTCGGAAAGCCACAAACTTCCTTGATTGGCTTGCCAACGGCGGCAACCTGGAAGCACTGAACAAAGCAGTAGACGATCAGATTGCAGACCGCAGACGCGAGCGTCAACAGGCCATCCCCAACCGTTTCGCGGTTGCTAACGAAACAGCCGACCAGCGGATTCGCGACGCCGAAGCCAGGCAGCAGGCAGCGCGCCAAGAGGCAGACGCCGCGGAGCAGGCCGTGGCAGGCAAGTCGCGAGCCGCCCGTGGTCGAAGGGTGCAAAACGACCAGTTTCGCGAGCTGCTCAAGTCGGTGGAAGGTGCCACAACTCTCCAGCAACTCCGCGATGCCTACCAGGAGTTTGATGCGTTGTCGGCCAATGGTCGGCTGACCGACGCCCAGGTGACGACGATCGAAGACGCGCTGGAATCGTCTCAGGAGCGAATCAGTAAGGGCATGGGCGGCATGGGCGGCGACGGGGCCGCCGCACAGATTCGCGGCGGGGCGGCTGCCGCGCAGGCTGAGTCGTCCGCCTCGTCTGCCGACGTGGTCGGCACCTTCTCCGGGGCCGCGCTTAGTCAACTTGGGTTCAGCCAGAACCTGGCGCAGAAACAACTCGACAAACTCGCGCAGATCGAACAGAACACCCGAGACCCCATGGCCGGCCTCGTCGCCGACTGACACCATGCCTATTTTTCGCTGGGTCGAAGACAACTCGAGCCGTAGCGCCACGATCCACCGGCTGGGCAAGAAGGCGCAGAGCACCTACCGCCGAAGCTGGAAAATCTTCGGAACCAGCGACGACGTCGCGCTTCACGCAGACATCAACGACACGCTGTATCGGTTCGCGCTCTTTTGGCAGTACCCGGGGCAACCGCAGAATCAGCTCCACCTTGAGTCGTACAGCGTCGAGTATCTCGGCGACAATGCCTGGCAACTGCAGGCCGTCTATATCTCGGACGGTGGCGAGGATGACCAGCAAAGAGATCCGCTCAAGCGGCTGCGGTCGTTTGACA